AAGTCGAGACGAGTAAGTGGGACATCTTTCGTCGTTTTGCGACGTTTTGCCACCTTCTTGACTGGCTTCTTAGCGCGCTTTTTTGCCTGTGCCACTTCTGCTCACTTTCGCTTGAAGTGCCAATTCTAGCTGAGATTCCATTTTATCAAGGCGCGACACTATGGGCAGATTTTCCAATTTGATGATATATCTCAGACCAGCAATAAGTAGGCCGATTGATCCGAGAACCGAGGCGATAGTTGCCGCGAGTTCGGAAGCGGCCATTATCGAACTTTGCCGTAACGCTCGTAATTAGGGTTCAGCCAGTTGATGATGCTAGGCAAGACTGATACTAGAGCCGCATTTGCAATTGCATCGACATCTAGGCCCACCGCTAGATAGGTCGCTAGTGCGGTCGCTAGGAAGGTCTTCGCCCAGCTTTCGGCCATTTTCTTTAGATCGCTCATCGGTTCCTCCAAGCATAGGGATTTCAAAGAAACTTCCATCTTCATCTGCCAACTGGGTGAATGAGACGTGGAAGTGCGCTTTATGTGGATTACTGCCCCGATACTTCCGCCACTTCCAATTCAGGATAGGGGAAGCAATTCTGCCGTTATAGATGACGTAACTAATTCTCTTGCGCTTGGCTCGTTTAGCGTACTTGCGGATTTGCTCTACGAGATCAGCAGTTTCGTCTAAATTATCACCTAGGGTCGCGGTTATATCGATAGCTCTGACCCAGCCATTAGCGTCCGGATTATGATCCGATTTTCTGGCTGAATGACGAGCATCCCCTAAAGCTCCGTCGCTTTTGCGCGAACGCTCTGGGTAGCAGTCGTCGATCTGCTCGCGCAGTTGGACTGCGGCTCTCGATAGTTTCCAAGACATAATCTATAAAGATTGTGCCTCTTTAGCGGCTTCCAGTTCATCCCAAGTGCTTTTCAGCATAGAGAGGGTCGTTCCGTCATCATTGACAATATAAACAATTTCGTTTCCAAAAGAATCTACAATAATTTCCATTTTACAACTCCGCCGTTAGTCCGATAAAAGCCGCCGTATTATTGTTCCCATACAAACCTTGACCCTGACCAGCGGTAAAGGTTGAAGCCTTTGTAACAATTACTTGTGCTTCATTTGGATTTCCATTAGCACCTAATGTAACGCTTGTTGGTGTGTTGCCTGATACTCCACCTTCATAATAAAAAGTGCTTGTCGCTGAAGTATCAAGGGCTGTAGGTGTAACTCTCATTGTGCTTTTTAGCGGCACAATAACTTGAAAAGAATTAGCATCCGAAGCATATCCTCTGCCCAAAATTCCGTAAGAATTCGTTGCTGTGATGCGGTAATAATACCTCTGACAAGCCGCCAACTCCCCTTGGAGTGTGCCACCGCTTCTACGAAAAGTAGTTGGGACTGCACCGACTTGTAATTGAACTCCTGTTACCTCAAACCAATCATTAGTGCTCGCTGTTCCAACTGGAGTGTAACCAAAATATGCAGCAATTTGTGTTTGATTGCTCGCTAAAGTCGTTGTGTAACTAAATCGCTGCCAAGAAGTAGTAAGTGTTACAGTAGTCCCCGCAGTAACTTGACCAGTAAAACCACTAAAAATGTTTTGATTTGTGCCTGTTCCAGTTGCCAAAGAAATCGTCAAACCACTTGAAGCAGATGAATAATTTGCACCTGCGCGGGCATAAAAAGAAATTACAACAGGTAACCCAGCCAACGGAATTGACTGCGACGATTCTAGGCTCGTTCCGTAATAAACAATTCCAGTCCCAGAATTACCCGAATCTCGCTGAACGCGAGCGGCATACTCAAAACCTGTTGTTCCTGTCTGACGGCTTACAGTCGCACCACTTGCGCCTGCTGCCCTAAGTAATTGCCATCTGTCGGCTGTGTAAATTGCAGAAGCACCAGATGCAAAAGATGTGCCTCTTTGCCATATATCCTGCCCACCATTCACAATGTAATTTTGAGTGCTTTGGGTTGCTTGCCATCTCAACCCTGTTGAAGTGGAACTATCTGCCAGAAGTGTGTCGCCGTTGTTGCCAACTGCTAAGCGAGCTGGGACGTCTGAGCCCGTAGCGGTAATGAGATCGCCCTTGGCATCGACGATTGTATTTTGAATCGCATTAGCGTCATCGCTTGTGACCCAAGTGAAGTCCATATCGGTATTGCTGGTCTTCGATAACACTTGGCCGGTTGTGCCGCCCTTGAGATCCACCAACGACGTATCGATGGCATTTCCAAGGGTTCGCATCGCGAGGGCCCCATCTTTGACCAAATCGGTATCGTCGGGCGTTTCCCAACCGAAGTTCGTTGTTGTTGCCATTAGCTGATGACTCCTATCGCGTCTTGCCATTCTAGCGTATTGAGGATGCTATTCCAGCTTTCCGCGCCTGAGACTTGATCCCATCGTTGCGCGACTGCTGAAAATTCTGTGGGTGTTGCGTTGAGCGTAATTGATAAGCCCGAGACCGACGCCCTAAACGTCCAGTTTTCAACGTATCCGGTGAATTCGCCGCCGAGCATTTGAGGCGGAAGGTTAGTGATGCGGACTGGCTGACCCATAAAAACGTTGAGTAAAGCGTCTCGGTCTGCATCATCGATTTCTGGGGATTGAAGCGGGAAGGTGATTGAACGGAACTGGTAACGAGGATAAGCGCGAAGCTGAATTAGTCGGTCGGCCATATCCTCGACGTCTGACGCGTTCTTGACGTAGCTTGAGAACTGCTCGGCATAAAGACCATAAGTCGCCTGAGATGCGGCGTCTTGGGCGGTGTATTGGCTGTTGAAATTATTACCATAATCAATGACGATTTTATTGGCTAAGTCGCCCTGACGTTGAATGATGCCAATACCCGCGCCAAGCGCGTGGCTGGCGTCTAGGTCGGTGTATCCGTTGGCTACTAGGTAATCCTGTCGGTGGCTAGCGTCGGCGTAGCCGATAAGTCCAGTCGCGTCCTCATATAAATATCCAAGGGCTGATGAGGCGATTTGATTGGCGACGACTGAGATAACTTGATCCTCAATCTGTCGGCTCACCATCGTATATTCGCCGGTATCAATTTCCCCAAGTCCAATGTTTGACGCATTGGCCCAAGTCTCAGTCGGATTGTAGGTGTTCCAACTTTCCGCCGCTGGGATTTCATTCCAGCTATTGAGAAGCAAATCATCGAGTAGGTCTTGAATCTGTGCGCCGTCTAATCCCTCGGCTAAATTGCCGTCGAATATGGCTCTTTGAAGGCGGCTGAGTGGGCCGATGGCGGTGATGTTGATTGTCGTGACTGCCGCCTTATTCCCAGCGGTGCGAACGACTTGGCGAAGATCAGAAATACGACCGCCGAAGATTGTAACAAAATTGCCAGATGTATCTTTGACTTCGATGGAGATGGCCGTATTTACTGTGAAGTTATAAACTGTGTTATCGGTGTTGATGAGTTGCAGTTCGCAATATCCGGCAGGAGTTGGCGAATTGACGTCGGTGCGGCCTGAAGTAATAGCGAGATTGGCAAGGGTTACTGAAGTAACGTCGTTGCCGTTGCTCTTGATTCGCCATTCAGGAGTCCAAGCGGTCATAGAACCTGAGCGGTATCTCTTAGACCGCCTCCGCCGCCTGTGCCTCGGTTGGTGGCTTGATTGAGAGCATCGACGACCGCTCGGCTGAATCCTTCTTCATCGATAACGCTTGGAGCTTGAACGATAATAGTGACGCCGCCGCCGTCGTCTGGACGTAGGTCGCCTCGACCGCCGAAGGCTCCTGTGCCTGTCTGAGTAAAGCCAAGGAAGTCGCGGACAAATTGCGTTGGGTTGGTAATTCCGGGGATGCTAAATACTGGAGCTCCAGAAGTGACTGAACCAGAAGTGGCCGTTCCTGATCCTGTTCCTGTACCTCCTGCAACTGTTGGAGGTGTAATAGTTGAAATGCTAGGCGGTGGAGTTGTCTTACCAGCAGCTCCGCCGCTACCGCCTGAACTTGTGCCGCTTCCAGACCCACTACCTGCGCCGCTAGAAGTTCCGCTTCCTGCGCCGCCAGTAGAGCCACCGAAGGGCAAGCCCCCCGGAGCTACTGTGTTAGTTCCTGGCCCCGAACTGCTTCCGATATTAGGAATCGTCCCAACGTTAGGTAGAACTGGAATGGCGTTATAAGCGCGAATAATGCTGTTGATGATATTGATGGCGTCATTAGCGAGATTCTTTATTGATGTTACGACTGTCGCGACAATATTGACAATGCCTGAGACTGCCGTGGCAACGCCTTTGACTGCGTTGATAAGTGCGCCGCTAAATAGTGGAATTAGGAAGTCTTTAGCGAACTTCCATAGGTCGCGAAGGGCATCCTCATTATTCTTGAAAGCTGTGATGATTGGATCAACTGCCGTTGCCTTCAGTTCTTGGAATTTAGGAATTGCCGTGTCGGTAATGAAAGTCAGAAGTTTCTCGACAATAGGCAAAAGAGCCGTTCCGACTGTCTCCTTTGTTTCATCGAAAGCCACTTGCAGTCTTGCGATTCGACCTTCAAAAGTTTCGGCTTGAGTTGCGGCCGCTCCACCGAAAGTTGCTGAAAGTTGTTTGATGCTACCTTCCAAGCCGAGAGTCTTTATCTCAGCGGCAGATAGACCAATACCTAAACGAGTGAGAGCTCCGTTATTTCCTTCATAGGCTTTACCTAATGCGTTCGAAACTGTCTCAACGTCTTTACCCGTAGCGGCTGAAACGTCGAGCGCAATATTGAGTAACTCTTGAGACTTCTCGACTGATCCTGTGGCAACTGCTAAACGCTGAAGGGCTGGGCGGAGTTTGTCGTCGGCGACACCGGTGGCGAGAGAAGTCTTGAGGATTTGCTTTTCTACTGCGGCAATTTGGTCATCCGTCGCCTCAGTTACGTTCTGCAACGCTAGGGCTAAACGCTTTTGAGCGGCTTCGTCTTCAATGGCGGCCTTGACGCCTTCAATGGCCAGCTTGCCAGCGTATGCGGCGGCGGCGGCGGCGGCGGCCGCAAAAGC